AAATCGTTTTGCCAAATATCGCGTATGAGCGGACCAGTCGGTTCCATCACGCACCCGATGAACCCTTGATTGGCTGCGGCTAGGTGCAGAGTTTTCGCAGCCAACGCCCTAGTTTTTCCTGCTCCATAACCGGCAGAAAGGCCGATAATCTCTGTCGTTTCATCAGACACGAAATCAAGCTGCCCTGGGTGCAGATCTTCTTGCACACGAGAAAGAACACGCTGTAGATCAAGCTGTTCGTTGTTTTCGCCGATGCGCTGAAGGACGTTCCCAGAAGGAATCGCAGACAGGATTCCCATCAGTCGTAGATTTTGGCGAGCTTGGCAGCGGTATTAATGCAACCGAGAGCAGCCTGCAAATTTGACTGTTCCATCGCCTTTTTTTGGATCACAGAAAGCTGGGACAACAACAGAGCGGTAAAGGCTTGTCGATCAAGGTTGTAGTCCTCCTCAAGCTCTTTACGAGCCTCAGCGATCATTTCGTCGACTCTGCGCTTGCCAAGCCCCCATTCTTGAGCGCCATATTGAACTAAGTCTTGACGCGTAGCGCCGTTCGCCATCATGCGAGTGATTCTGGCGATACGGAACTTTTTCTCTACCTGCGTACAACGCTTGTTAGCCATGACCTCATCCTAGGGAAGCGAAAGAATCCAAGGCATACCAAACGTGGCTATTTCGATAACCACCTTGATGCGTCGGAATAATTGGTGTGACGCCATGTCGATTGCGATATGCGGGATAGACAAGCATCGAACCGTCGACCTGATCGAAAGTTGCTCCAAATTCAGGGACGTGCAAGTTACCGCCAGTGCTGTTGCGGCGCTTAGTGATGATGATGTTGACGGCTCCTTTGACGTTGGCGTGATCTTGGTGCACGGCTGCTGCGATGTTGCAGTTGCTGATGGTTGAGGTGAAGTGATTGCTGAAAGACCATTTTTCTGGCACACGAGTCTTGATAGCTTTGAGATGACCATCGACTACACGCGGTGCATTTGTGCGTAATACCTCGAAGGCTTTGAGGCCTGCAGCGTTCATTGCACGACAAAACGTCTTAGCACTAGTCACGCCATGAACCGATGATCGGGACGGATATGGACGACGCATATGCGGCTTAGGCGGACAAGAACCGAGAATCGTGCTGTACTGCTTGACCTCTGCTGACTCGTTATGGAGGCCAGAAGAACGGCGCATGTCCGACTTAGGCACGCGCTTAGTACGCAGCTCTGTGTCTGCGATGTTCACAAGATTCAGCAGGTCTTTCGGCAGCTTCGTAAGGAACAGGCCAACCTGCGTGCCATCGCGATCAGCAAGGATGCAGCTGTCATGCACGTTCGGCTCGATGAGCGGAACAACATCACCGATCTTGAGACCGCTGTCGTTCGGCGTAAGCGTGACGATCGGCAGTGTCATTTGCTGAAACAGAAAACATTGGTGCAGGCAGGGAACCAGCTTTGTTGCCAGACCGTTTCACGATGGTCGTTGTAGCAGATGCTGTTCCAAGCAGCTTCTACGCGATAGTCATGTTTTTGCTTATCGATCACAGACCACAAACGGGTTAAGGATGGGTCGATGTCGAACGACCATTCGTAGACCAGCTTTTTGAAAGTCGCGGTTGTGTTTTCGAGGATGGGCATTTCAGCGCCTTCGATGTCCATTTTGCAAGCGTCGAAGCTCTTGGCCTCTTCGTCAAAGTTCAGGCAAGGGACTTTGATGCCTTTGTCGTTCCACTTGCGGACGATCGAGTTACGCCACACCTGGCTGTTATTGCCGATGAACAGGGTGACGCTCTTGCGGTCATCGTGAACGAGCGCAGCTTGCTTAACGGTCGCCTTGAAGCCGTTGAGTTTCAGATTGCGCTTGATCATGTCGACGTTGAACGGATCAGGCTCGTAAACCGTTACCTCTGCGCCGAGCTTGCAGGCGAGCAAAGCGAAAGCGCCGACGTTGCCACCGCAGTCCATCCACTTCTCGCCAGCGCCGATCTTCAGACCGCGTTTGAGGTAAGTCTTGCGACCAATCACCTCCTCGAAAGTTTTGAGATCGCTGAAGCCCGGTCGGTGATAAAAGCGAATGCCGCTAATCGTTTCTTGAACAAGTTTCATGCCGCAAGAGCCTCGATCAGCTTCATGCCGACGTAGTCGCCACGTTTACGAGCAGCGTCTACGAGTGCCTTGGCCTCTTCATAGTCTTCAGGACGGAACTCGATCTGAATGGCCTTCATAACGCCATCAGCAAGATCGTTCGTCGGATCGTCTAGGTCGTCTAAAGCGGAATAGTCAGGTTCTTCTGCGAAAGACGGAATGTCATCACCCCAGCCGAGAAGAGTTAGGTCGAAACCAAGATCACCAAGCGCCTCTATTTCCTTTTGCAGAATGTCGTCATCCCAGGTGCTGTTGAGAGCGAGCTGGTTATCAGCGATGACGTAGGCGCGGCGTTGCTCGTCATTGAGATGACCGAGCGTAATGGTCGGAACCGTTTTGAGTCCCATGACACCAGCAGCCATGAGACGCCCGTGTCCAGCAATGACATTGAGATCGTCGTCGATCAGAACAGGGTTGGTAAAGCCGAATTCTTTGATTGAGCGTACGAGCCGATCAATTTGCGCTTCTGAGTGTTGCCGTGGATTGTTTTCGTAAGGGATGAGTGTATCCGGGTCACGCTGAACGATGTTTTCGGCAGCAATCATCAGGACCAGTTATCTGGATTCATCTTCCACAATATACGGAGTTGCCTGAGTTTCGGCTCTACTAAGTGGTGCGAACTTACAACGCCTGAAACCTCACCGATCGTAATTTGCACACAACCGTCCTCTAGGTTGCGGATTCGTGGATTTGGCATACAAGGCTCTAAGGCGTCGCTCATAGTCTTCAAAAATTTTGAGGTTGTTTAGATGTTGTTGCTTGGAGTAGTGGTTGTCCATTGATTTGAAGAATGTTGTCGGGGGATAGATCACGACTACTACGTGCCTTGCTTTCCCCACGCAGCCCTGCAGGTTTTTTATGGCTTTCAGCCTGCATGGGGATGCAGGCATCAGGCTCCCCGACAGGGCCTAAGTTACCTCTTCAACTGTGAAAGTAAAGCCAGCTTCGATGGCTTCATCTTTCATGTCTTGAAGTTCTTGTTCATCGTAAGCAGGATCAGCCCATTGCAAATCACCGTCAAGGAATGCTTGAAATTCCCATTTGGGTTGAATGTCACGATTGAGAACCATGAGGCTTTCACGAGCTTCGAGTTCAGTTTGAACACGCTCGAAGGAATCGAACAGGTCGAGCCAGTAATTGTGGAAATCCATTGATCTGTGAGTAGTGCGGTCTCCCGCTTGAGTTAATTATGACACATGTGGCATGCCACACGCAACCATCAGTCCCAAGAGTTGTAGTACTGAGGCTTGCCGTCCCAGATACGGAAATACTTGATGGTGTCTGAGACGTACTGCTTGCCCTCAGAGATCTGAATCTTCTTGCGGAAGACTTTGCTGTCTGATGCTTGCCAAGAGGCATCCGGCATGGCTTTGCCTTCACCTCGACCGTCGTCGCCAGTAGCGATGGTGTTGATGGGACGAAGCCAGACGCTGGCCTTGGTCATACGCGTGACGACGTAATACTCAACCAGCGTCATGTCGTAGCCGTAGCTAGAGCAGACGATCTGACCCAGCTCGAAGCGATCAGTTTGCAGAAGGGTGGAAGCAGTCATGAAGCAGTGCCGTCTCCGGCTGAACTGACACAATCATGACGTATGGCATGCCATAACGCAACTCACATGGCTGCGAGCTTGCGAATCACAGCCGCGACCATGCTGACAAGCTGCGTTCTAGGAATGCCGCTGTAACGACGAGCTATGTCGTTGACACAGTCATTGACCACATTTTTGCCAACAGGAAGGCCGTTAGTCGGTGCTGGTGTTTCGATGTAGCGACAAGCAGCGTCAGCGATCAGAACGCTACGCGCCTTGCCAAGGCGTTTGGCCTCAAGGTCTAGCAGCTCTTTCTGCTCAGGCGTGACGTAAATGTTGACGCGGATCTTTGCAGGTGCAGTGGTCATTAGAAGCGACGTTTCTTTTGTGTAGTGGTGAACGGTGAGCCCTGGCACGGTCTTATGTCGACCGTCCAGCGCAAGTTTTTGATTCGATAATTCGGCTGTCCCAGCTTGGCGATCGTTACGGCATCAGGGTTTGAACCATCAGCAACTAACCAGCCGTTGCGCCACTCTCCGTTTTGCAAACGCTCAACAGAGAGATTTGTC